AATCACGATCAATGGCTTAAGGAATGGTTGCATAAAGGTAAGAAGCCTGATATGTGGACCATGCAAGGAGGAATAAACACTATCGAATCGTATGAACGACATCCAGAGTGGAAGAAGAAACATCTAGACTTCCTTAAAAAAACTCCTTTCTTTTATGAGGATAATAAGAATAGAGTATTTATCCATGGAGGATTAGAATCGAGTAAAACTGCAGGAGAAACGTCTAAATATGAGCTAATGTGGTCAAGACAGTTGTGGAACGAAAGAGGTCTATATGGTTTTGTCCCTGATTATAGAGAAGTTTATGTCGGCCATACTTCTATTCACAGATTTTCTCGGGAGCCTATTAGTCATTCTAACGTCTGGTTTATGGACACAGGAGGCGGATGGGAAGGGGTTCTAAGTGTAATGGATATTGAGACTAAAGAGGTTTGGCAGTCAGACGAAGTGAGTAAATTATATCCTAATTGCAAAGGTCGAAATTAAATGAATGGTGCCAGGTAATTTTTAATATCTTTTAATGTTTAAAAAACTATTTTGTTTCTTAGGTTTTCACGAGTGGTACTCTGAGTACAGCAATACTAGACAATGTTGGTATTGCGGTAAAAAACAAGGGATTTATTACAAAAAAGGAGCTCATAAAGATTAAAAGTTACTTCACACCATACACTGAAGCCTCTAAAGGTTTGCAAGTGGCGACAATAATTTCACAATATGAAAACAAGACAAAGAAAAAAAATAATATCTAAAGTTCAAGACATAGCTAGAAAGATACTTAATGATGGCGGTAAAGATAACCAATTATATACTTGGGGTTTAGAAGAGTTAATACAAGAGGCAGAGAAGGCTAAAAGGTAAACATTATCATGAAAAACCACACAAAAATATTTCTAATCAGTAGAGGCGAATGGGAGCCCAATATGATGGCAGAAGACCTCAACGTCATGTGTGAGTACTGCGGTAAGCAAAAAATGGTAGATGTTAATCATATTGATCCTCGTGGGATGGGAGGGAGCAAATTGAAAGACAATCCTGAGGACTTGATTGGTATGTGTCGACATTGCCACGAAGAGTTTGAGGCTAAAAGAATTTCAAAAGAAGATTGTTGGGAGAAGGTAAAAATTATATTAGATTTATGAAAATGCGAGTTTGGGATAAAGAAGCAGAGATTTGGATAGACCATGCGGATTTCACTATGTATTTAGATGGTTCTTTTTGTGTTGATAAGCCTTGGGGGTGTTATGAGGCTAATGATGATAAGAAATTTATTGTAGAATATTCGACTGGATTCAAAGATGACAATGGAATAGAAATTTACTACGGAGATTTATTAAAACTTACTAGCTATAAAATAAATAAAGACATAAGATTAGTGGATGAGGAACTTATAGCTGATTTAATACATTATGGTTGGGATTGCAAAGGAGAAGTTATTATTGGTAATATCCACGAAAATAAAAAGCTTATATGATAAAATTTAGTTATATAAAAACTGAAAAAGCATCTATTTTTCAATTAATATATTATCATTTAGTAGTTATCCCTAGAAGATTACGTATATATAATGAAATGATGCGAGAAGATGAGAGAGATGATGATAGATATTTTATTTATCAGATTAATGTTTTAACAAAACAGCGGAAGAAAATTAAAAAAGAAATAATTAAACGAATAACATGAAATACTTATTTATATTTTTAATAGGAATCTGGGCCATTACTTTTTCATCTATGTTTATGTTTTATGATGAAACAGTTTTAGAATTATCTTCTACTCAAAACAGGGTCAACGGATTCGGTCTCTTTCTCGAAACCAAGAAAGAGCGAGGGGATAATCTTAAATGGAACGAGTGCTTACAGAGGGTGGCTACAGAACGCTCTGAAGATATGGTGAACCGAGATTATTTCTCTCATAAAGATCCAGAGACAGGGGATATAGAAACTTGGGACAAAATAGTAGCTTCCTGCGGTCAATACACTGTAGTTGGTGAAAACCTCGTTAAGAACTATGATAACTATGTAGAAGCCCACTCAGCGTTGATGGGGAGCAAATTACATAGAGATAACATCTTGAATGAGAACTATACTGTGATGGGGGTAGGATGTTATGAAAATATTTGTACGGAATTATTCGGTAACTTTTAAAATTATGGTGTTAACGATAGAAGAGTTAAATGCGTTAGAGAAGGAGGCTAGTTATCCTACTATTCAGGATCAGGTGAAACAACTGGAGAAAGAGATTAGTGAGATAGAGGAAAAGCTGTATAAGTTAAAAATTAAATTAATAAATTTATGACCAAGATTAAAGCAAATGTTGAGTTAAAAGATATGGATCAAGCAATGGCGAAAGAAGTTTTGATTAGTTCTATTGAGCAAAATGAGAAACAGCTGTGTGTTTATTTGATTCAGAAAGAAGTAGAAGGCGAAACAGAAGAGAACGTTGCTCAAATAAATGGTATTAATGCTTATATTAAAGGATTGAACAAACTTTTAATCACTAAATTCGGTTAGTATGTTATTTTTAGGTGTAATTTTTGTAGTAGCTGTGTCATTTATAATAACTATTTTAAGTTTTTCAATGGCCTTAATTTCTTGTTTTTTTCTTGATTCTGAAAATTTTGCTGGATGGTGGATAATTAATTGGATAATTTTATTTATTATGTTTATGGTTATTATATGATTTTATCCGAATATTACAGTCATTATTTTAATAACGGTGGAATTTGTCCGATATGCAAGCATATTTTAACTCTACATTATGGTTGTACTAATATTGAGTGTAAAGATTGTGAGGAACATATGAAAAAAGACAAGATTTTTTGTAAGAGAATGGGGGGGTATAGCAGAAAGATGAAAAGAGAAAAAATGCGATACCATTATTTATTAATGAGAATCAATGAAAGAAAAAAACTTGACAAACGCCAAGAAAAAAAATACGCTGAGATTAAACATTCGAGACTTCAGAAACAACTTCAGCAAACATAGACATTTAATTGAGGATGGTATGACAATCATCGTTTGTTTCAGGAAAACCCCGATAATTGCTGTGATGTCCTTTGAAAAATATGATTTTTTGGAGAATAAAAAAAAAGCTTCCGTTATTGGTAAGAACGATGAGGATTCAGTCGTTGTGCGTTGATGCCACCACTGATTTGTCGTATACTGGGAGTAAATTAAATAATATCAGTACTGTTAAGGCTATGATATTTAGAGTTTGCGGAGCTTGCTTTTTACAGCATATTGCTATTTGTTATAAGAATAAAATTGTTATTTATGACATAATAGAGAGCCAGATAGACAAATTTTTCAAAAATGACAATATTTCAGAAGAGATACCTTTTTATCGGAATGTTACGATGGATATGTTGGAAGGTAAGGATACTTGGCCTACTAGGATAGCAGTAGAAACTACAGATATAGAAGTTATACGGGAATTAATAGCTAGAGGGAAAAAGTTATCTTGGTTTTCTTCAGACTTAGAGTTCGGCGGTAATTTCCCTGGATTATTCGATTTTGAACATTTATTTTTAAATCATTTTGCAGGAGAGGGTATTATGTTACCAGACGGGGTTAAGCGGAAGATACGGACTAGAAGATACAAGAAAAACTTTACTTATCCGTTTGATGCTGAGAAACATATTTTTTTTAGCATGAAGTATTACAGATTTGATTTATTGGGAGGTCTTTGGAGACAAATAGGATTTTATCCTAAAAAGTTTCTTTGTTACGTAGATAGGTACTACATGATTAAGCAAAGGATGAGATTAAGGGAAGAAGGAAAGACTAATTATTATGTTACCCATAAAACAGATTTGCTCTTCAATAATCAAGGAATGCAGATATCCATTCTGAATATTTTATCAATAACCTATATGGTATGGAAAAAATCAAATTGTGTGACGATTGTAAAAAAAAGAACTGTGAAAAAAGAATCAAAGGTGGAATATGTTCCATCAAAGCAGAAACCAGTGAGCTTTGCAAAAGTCTGAACACAAGAGATCCTATGCTTATTGCGAATGAGATGTCTAAGATAGTTGACTCAGAAAAGAGTCGTTATGATAGAGCAGTCAAGAGCGAGAATGTCGGAGGAGAAGAAGAATCTGCGATAGTAGATGCACATGGAGAGGTGAAGATTATTACTAAAACTAAACAGCTGGATAGCAAAATTAGCACACTAGCATTAAATATAGTTAAGAGTAGTAAGATTATTCACGAAATAGTTAATCCTCAGAAGAATCCTTTATTTCAGCAGAATAATCAATATAATGTTGTGTTAAGTTCAGCTGATGAGATTAACGCATTGCCTAAAGAAGAGAGAGCTAAAGCCATAAAGTTTATAGATAATAAACTAGACAATGAAAGAAAGAACGATTGATTATTTGAAAACTGCCGACAAAGCACAGCTAGCGGAAGTTAAGTGGCTATTAGAGAACCCTGAATACGAAGAAAGACCAGTTGACATCGAAACTTTTGTAACACACAAATATTATTTAGGATTGGAGTTTATGACCAGAGGGAAGCGTGGATTTGGTTGTAGACCGAGGGTCCTCGGAAGACTAGTTGATATATTTGACCCAGAAAAGAAATATGAAGAATTTGTCCTTAATTGTGGAATTGGTTGGGGAAAAGATTTCACATCATCGATTGTACTTTGTTATCAGTTATATAGGTTAATGGTTTTGAAAAATCCTCAAAGTTTTTTCGGTCTAGCTCCTGGAACATCAATTCACTTGATGCTTATGAGTATTAATGAATCTCATGCTAGAGATGTGCTCTTCGGTGAAGTAAAAGCTCGAATGGGTAATTCAGAGTGGTTTAAGCGTAAGTGCAAGTTTAATCCTCGGATAACTACGGAGATGCAGTTCGCCAAGAATCTTTATTTGATTCCTGGAAACTCAAAAGATACGACATTTGTTGGATATAATATTTTTACAGCTATCATTGATGAGGGAGATGATTATACTGTCACCAAAACAAGAAACGATGCGATTGAGGGCTACAACGCAATCAAAGATCGTATTGTCTCTCGTTTCAGGGACAGAGGGCTTCTAGGGATTATTGGTTCTCCGAAAACAATAGAAGGGTTTATGATGAATATGTATCGTAATTCAGAGGGGACACCAAACCGATACAGAGTTCATGTACCGACTTGGGATAGTTTATTAGACACTGGTATTTTATCAGGAGAAAGTTTCAAATATAAAGAACTAGAAGTACCCGTAGAATATCAAGCTAGATTTAAAGCTGACCCAGAAAGAGCCTACAGAGACCTCGGAGCTAGACCTAGTTTAGCCAAGCAACCATTCATAACTTTAGACGAGAGAGTTGACGAGATGTTTACAGATAAGGAATTATTGTTTATAAAGAAGGAAGACAAGGTTGGTTCTTTTGCTAAATTTAACAAAAATATCCAAGGAGACCCTAAATTAGCTTACTTTTCTCATTTGGATTTAGCTGTTAATAGGAAGAAGGGAGATAGGCTAGGATTAGCTGTCGGACACATTGCTGGTTGGGAAACAGTAGATGGTCAGCACAAACCTGTAGTAGAAATAGACATAGCAATGGTGATAACTGCCCCTCCTGGTGGAGAAATAATTTTCAGTGACGTTAAGCAGTTGATGTTTTTCTTAAAAGACAAAGGATTCAATTTTAAAAGAATAACCTCAGATTCTTGGAACTCAGTAGATATTCTTCAGACTTTCAGGAGTAGAGGTATATTCGCAGAAATAGTTTCAGTCGATAAAACTATGGACCCTTATGAAAAACTTAAGGAAGCAATTTATGAAAAAAGAATAAGATGTCATAAATATCCATTATTAGCAGATGAATTGAAAAGGCTAGAGTTGGTTAATGGGGAGAAGGTTGATCATCCTCCTGATTTTTCGAAAGATTGTGCCGATGCAGTTTGCGGAGTTTTTTTCACAATTTCTAAATCTAACACTTCTCGTATTCTCGATTTCTCACCTAGCTTTGGTGAGGAGAGGGAATTCTAAAACCTATGAATATATTTAAAAAAAAAGAAACAAAAAAAGTCAGTATTGATAAAGATTTAGTATCTACCGTCGGAGTATCTAACTTTTTTAACATAGACAAAACAGTTTATAACCCTGACAATGTTACTTCATCAACATATAAGAAAATCTCCAAGCATTACCAGGTGTCAGCCGCTCTTGCTATTATATCCTACTCGATTCAACAAATAGATTGGTTTATTAAAACTGAAGATAAAGAAGTTAAAGAAGTGCTAACTCATTCTATCTCTAAGATTTGGAATAGCTTAATTAGGTCTACTTCAAAAGCTTACATTTATGGATACTCGCCAAATGTGAAGGTTTTTACAATTGAAGAAATTAATGGGAAGAAATATTATGTTTATAAGAAAATACGAGATTTAAATCCTGACGACTGTACGTTGAAGGTTGATAAGTATGGTAATTATGACGGATTTGTTTATCGGAAGGATTCTTCTGTATATAAGAAGGATATTGATCCTAAATATTCATTTTGGTATACTAACGGAAAAGAAAACGGGAATCACTACGGTGAATCAATGCTTAAGAAAATTTACAAACCTTGGTGGTATAATGAGAAGATACATACCTTTGCCAATCGATATTACGAACGATTCGGAGAACCTCTAATAGTTGGACGTGCTCCAGCTGGTGCAACGGTCCAAGACGGAGAAGGAAACGCCAAGTCAGCCCAGGATTTAATGAAGAGCATTATTGAGAATATCAGGAACCACTCTTCTGCTCAACTTCCATCAGACCGAGAAACAGATAGTAAAGAATTTTTATACGATATTAAATACATAGAGTCTCAGATGAGAGGTTTCGATTTCGGAAACTATTTGGATAGACTTGATGCTGAAATAACCAAAGGATTACTTTTGCCAGAACTTGCTCTAGGCGGTGGTAAAGGTGGTTCATACGCTCTTGGCTCTGCTCAGATAGAAGTATTCTATACTAATCTTATGGGTATGATGGATAATATTGTTGATTATATCAATGCCTACATAATCCCTCAGTTATTAGAATATAACTTCCCTAATAACAAGAAAGCCGAGTTTACTTATCAGCCTCTTTCAATGGAAGCTAAGAAATTCATCACTGACCTTATTATGGAGAGTGTTAAGAAGGGAACTATAAAACCAGATATAGATCAACTGGAAGAACGTTCTGGCATCGGTCTCGAAGAACAAAAAGAGAAAGTTGCTCCTGCTAAACCTGTTCCTGATGTTAAAAAAATAGCAGAGAGCAGGACTAAGGAAATACTTTTATCAGAGAAAGAGAAAACTCTTAATAAAAAATTAGAAGAAGTTTCAAAAATTAGAGACCAACTAATAAGTCTTTATCCAAATGAATGAAATAAAAAAGATTGCTGATAAAATTAACAATGATAAACAAAACTTTTTTCTAAAGAAATTTTTTAAGGTGGTTGACCATTATTGGAAGGAATATGTTGAACTTAATAAGTCTAGATATAGTTTTTCTGTGACTGGTAAGAAGCAAGATGAATTTATGAAGGATTATGAAGATATTTGTAAAAAACATGGAGTGCAAATTCAACCAGTTGTCGGTTTTAATCTCATAGAAAAAAACAATGAAAATAGTTAATAAAAAATTATCAATAAAAGAATTTGAGAAGTATGTTGCTAAAAAAGATTTTGGCACATTACCTCCAACATTTTTAGTTATTCATCACACATATCGACCAACAGTAAAAACTTGGAATGGGAGCAGAACTATTCAGGGACTTAAAACATTTTACGAAGCCAAGGGTTGGTCAGCTGGGCCGCACTTGTTTATAGCCGAAGACGGTATTTGGCTCTTTACTGATATGTATGATGTCGGAATACACGCAGGAACAGGGAACGGAACCTTAAAGTCTGGTTACTCTATCGGAATTGAAGTAGTTGGAAATTATGACAAAAAGGTTTGGAGCGGAAAAACCAAAGAAAACACTTTAGCAGTTGTCAAAGCACTCCAAGGAAGATTGAATATCACTAAAGAAGAAATTCATTTTCATAGAGATTATTCTGCAAAATCATGTCCTGGACACGCTATAACAAAAAAATGGTTATTTAATCAATTAAACGCAACTATGTACAAAATAGATTCAAAACTTCGTGATTCAATAGAAGACATTACTGAAAAAGAATATAAAGATAAGATGGGAAGTGAAAAGATTCAGGAAGAAGTTGCCAAAGACTTGAGTAATGTTTGGAAAGCTATCTCTAATGGTTTTAATTCTTTAAAGCTTACATCTTCCGATGAAATAAGAGGATTAAGAGATAAAGTGATAAAGAAAGAAGAGAAACTTTTAGCTGTCAACAAACTATTAAAAGAAAAGATAGACGAAAAGCCAGAAATAGTTTATATTGACAATAAAGAAACGCTAGAGAAATTAGCCAATAAAAATCAAGAAGTAATTGATCTAAAAATAGCATTATCTAAAAGAAGCGTTCTGTACAAACTAATGCTAGATGCAAAAAGACTTTTAATTAAAATTTGGGGATTAATTGTTTAAAAATAAATATGAACAGAGAAAAAGTTAAGGCTCATCTGTATTCATTTGCCAAAACATACGTAACAGTATTATTAGGTATCATGTATTTTTCAGATAGGCAAGGGGTCGATGTTTTTACACTAGTTTTTCTAGTGCCAGCTATAAAATCGTCTCTTATAGCAACCTTAAGAAATGTTTATAAAATTTTAACCGAGAAGTAATGGAAACCCTTAAGAATTATCCGATAAGGGTAACACTTTGGACAGCTGCAATAATTATTATATCGATTGTTTGTTTTTTCGTAGGAGCTAACGATAGAATTAAAGATGTTGAATCTTCTATCAAGCACTTAAACGGAAAGACTGACTTATATACAGAAAGATATGAAAAGGTCATAGATGAGCAAAGGAAACAGGAGCTGCTAGTAGCAAGATTTGTTGCCTCAGTAGAAAACATTGAAAAGTCGATAGATGAAATAAAAGAAGCAATTAAATAGTTCTTTGAAAGGAGGATAATATGAATAAATGGTGTGCAGTATTGGTTATCATCACCATTAGCTTAATTTATTTAGGCATGATGGCAGCAGTATACCGCTTAGTCTGGGGGTATTAAAATGAAAGCAAGACTATGTAGTTGCGGAGATTACTTTGCCAGTATACCCTATAAGGGAAAGTGGCATTGTTACCGTTGTTGGAAAATAATGTGGAATGAAACAAGGAGGACTGACAAATGGAAAATCTATTCAATCTGTATTCAGTTTGTCCTTGTTGCCAGGACACTGACTACCACATGGTTGTTTTAAACAAGAAACACATCGTTGTGATGTGCGAGAAATGTCTTATAATCTACAACTGGAGGTTAATATTATGCGAAGAGTATATGTAATTATCGCAACATTAGTATTGGCAATCCTCATTAGCGGTTATCACGCTAATGCTTGTGAGTTTAATGACCATGTAAACCCCGCTTACATCGACAGGAATTACGTTGTATTTTCTTTTGATGAAAACCAGGGCGTTAAAACAGTTATTCTGAAACACGTTGACAACCAGCACCCTAAGTTCATTGTTGTCGTGGTTAAGAAGCTGAATGGAATTCCAATGGTTATCTCTTTCTGGTATTTGAATGACAAATATAAGATCAGAGCCTATGTTTTGGCGAAGATGCACTATATTGTCTTTGAATTCCCCTCTGAAATTGAAGCTGGACTTGA